GTTATCCACAAGGGGCTCGGGCAAAAATTTGCAGTATGTCAAGTTAGACACGCCACAAATTTTTATTTTTAGTTTTACTTTTTGCGTGAGTGAATTATGAAACCTAACGCTAATGCGAAAGATAAAATTATCAACTGCCAACCAAAGAAAGTCCAAACGCCAGCACGAACGCTGTTATCAACTTCATTGACAATTTGAGCAAGGTATTCAAAAGTATTGGCAGTTTGAAAACTACACAAACCTAAAATAAATACTGATACTACTAAAGCAACTTTTAGCATTAGTTTCCTTTCTTAGAGTTCTGTAAAGCACCAAGAGTGTAAGCACTATTCCAAACTGCTCGCAACTGCTTTTCGCTAAGTGATGAATAAAGTTTTTGACCAAAATTTTCAAACCAATCCTGAAAGTCGTTTTCTCTATCTATGTAAAATTGTTCCATTTTTTATTTTCCTATTCTTTTTGATAATTTTATTATACAGCGAACCACTGACATTAGGGCTAATCCCATTTATCAGGTAGACCATAGGGGAACGCTTTTTCCATTGCTGATTTCCAACTTTCAGGGTCAACGCAATTAGGGCATACCCTTCTTTTAGTTTCGCTGTCTATCCAAGCAGAGTTTTTAGCGTTCTTTTCGCATACAGGGCAGATGTCTAAGATGTTTTCATTAGTGTTCATTTATTTCTCATTTCTTTTATCTATTTATAGTATAAGGCTAACCACTGACATTTACCCCTGTTTTTAGGGGATTTTTATGGTGTTTCGTAGTATTGTTACCAATTTGTTACAAAAAGCCTCGGGCAATTTTTTGAGGTAGTAGCAAAATTACTACACACAAAAAACTTTTTTATTTTTACTCACTTCCGTATAAGCGTATGTCATTCCACAAATCGCAAGCGTAGCAACTGTTGATGAGTATTTTATTTGGAATGATAGTTCCAATTCCATTTGGATTTGGATACGGTTTAGGTTGCTTCCACGAATTAGTTGTAGCAACATTTTCACAATTTGCGAATTCGCATTTTACATTTTCATTTGTCATTTTATTTCTCATTTCTTTTTATTACTAATTTTATTTTTGTTGCTGGCAGTTTAGTTATTTATTTGCTGATTAGTTTATTTGCTATTTCTAGGCTCACCTAATCAGGCTCACTAACTAAACTAAGTCTTACTTATTTAGTTTGTTATACAACGCCATAAGTTCGTCAAACTCGCTTTCCAGCATTGTATCGCTTTGAGCAATACGCATTAGTTCGTTGTATCTAAGTTTCATTTCGTTTAGTGTCATTATTGACCTTTCTTTCTATACTTGTATAGTATCAGCGACCACTGACATTAGGGGACTATTTATAGGGTATTTAGTAGGTGTGTTGATAACAAATAGATAACAATACTGCCTACTGTTCCCAATAGTGTCCCTAGTGCTAGGCACTTGATTAGTGTAAGTTCTTTCATAGTTATACAGTATCACCTACCACTGACATTAGGGGACTATTTATAGGGGTTTCTTAGGGTGTGTTGTAAATCTTAACCATTTTGTTATAAGTTATCCACAGGCTCCCGACCCCGAAATCGGGGGTATGTCAAGCGACACACCAGCAAAGACTACTCTTCACTACATTCAGAGCAATCGCAATTAGCAACTGAACCATAGTTATCACAGAACCAAGTGAACGTTTCACAACGCAACTCACCTTTGTTATGCTTTGCTAACACTTCTGTTTCGTGTTCATTGCTTAGGTCAAAGGAAGAACCGCAACCAGCACATTCAAAGTATTCATTCATTTATTTATTTCCTATTCTTTAGATGTTATTAGTATAAGTATAGCCACTGACATTTACTCTGACAGATGTTCTGTCCACTCATCACCAAACTTAGCAAGTCTAGCAACTTCATCCCAGAATGCCTTGCCATCTAGTTCTGAGTATTGTGCTAGGTCTGTTGCGATTTCTAGTTCTAGTTCTGTTAGTTCTGACATTTATTTATTTCCTATTCTTTATTTGATGTTATTAGTATAAGGGATACCACTGACACGACTACTTGTCGCAGTCAGGGTATCTCTCGTTGTGATACTTTAGAGCAACCTTAGTGCCATAGCGACCACACTTAGAGCAAGGGAACTTAGGGAATAGTGGTTGAGCAACAGGCTCATTAGACTTGTTATCAACAGGGGTAGAGTATCCTAACCCCTTGCTCTCCCAATACAATTCTCTTGCGTATTCCTTATCCCAAGTTTCTTGGTAAAGGCTCTCATTGTTATCATAGTAAGCCATTTGTGGCTCCTTTCTTATTTATCTTTATCTATTATTACATTACACCTAACCACTGACATTAGGGGGTCATTTATAGGAGTTTCTTAGGGTGTGTCGTGTATTGTTATCATTTCGTTATAAGTTATCCACAGGTGCCCGCCACATTTTGTGGGGTATGTTAAGTTAGACACGCCAGAAACTTTAGAAGTTTTCTGGACAGCCATAAGCGTTGTGGCAGATTACACAAACCTGTTCGCCACATTCAACACAGTATTTGAACTCCACTAAGTTATCGCAAATTTCACACATTTGAACATTCATCATTTTTTATTACCTTTCTTTCTATACTTTTACAATAGCATAGGGGTCTGACATTGGACACGCTTTTAGGGGGTGTGTCGTGCTATGTTATCAAAATGTTATAAATGTCCCTATTTGATAGGCGTGTGGTGTGCTCACTATTATCTTCATTCTTGTAGTGTGTAGTCGTGTATCATACACATTAGCAAAATATTCAGAAATGTATCAAAATGAAATATAAAAAATTTTTCAGATTTTGGCGGTATACAGAAAACCTGGACTTACCTTCTCTTGACAAAATATCCTCCAGCAGCATCATATTTCTTATACCAATATGCTTTACATTTATAGCATTTCCAATCTCTATTAGACATATACCAAAGTGGCTCTGGTGGATTACATCTATGTACTTTATTTCTATTAAATAATTTTAACATTATGGTAGCCTAACGTCTGGGGTATTGCGAAGCAATCCATGCTCAATCAGCCAATAATTAACTAACTTATACGACACTTTGTTCTGATTGGCTATTTCCTTTGATGTCATCTTGGCTGCAACGCATGCTTCAAGATATTCTTTTGACTCGTAATGCTTGATATATGGGACTTTTTCTTCCATAATTCTCTCTCTTTCGCTAAGTTTCTATTATAGCATAAAAAGGGGCATATCGAAATAGGGAGTAGGGGGTAAAAAGGTCTCTATGGGGCATTTAAACCCTTATTTGCCCTATTTGGCAACTGTGTTGCATGTTTGGTATTATGGGGGTTTGGTGTCTCTATTATCGACCGTTTTTAAATTCCCGAAACTCTGCCAAAAACATGGTGTATAATAATACTATTATGACAATTTCAGACTGGGCTGGACTAATATTAACAGCATTATCTATCGTTGCAATTACCGTTGGCGGAATCAGATGGTATGTATCAGCCGAAATCAAAGCCCTATCAGCCGAACTTAAAGAAGACCTTTCAGAACTAAAGCCTAATCATGGGTCATCAATGAAAGACCAGGTTAATCGTTTAGAAGAAAAATCACATAGACTAGAAGAAAAGATTGATAATTTATATAATGTTCTAGTTACTGAAGGTGTCAAAACACAAAAAAATAGAAAATCAGAAAAAACCGAACTTTGATTATTATTATTTAATATATAAACTATACTATATATTAATATATTATATATAAGTATATATCCCCAACAAAAGGTATTAAAAGGGTATCACACTTTTTAAGATTTGTCAAATAGAACACAGAAATCCCTAATAAATGATATAATTTATCATAAGAGCCAGTGTCTGATACTCTCTCTCATACCCACATCAGCCACTGGTTTCTTGATTTATAGTGTATAATGAGTATATGTCTTGTTCAACTTGCTCATCTGATTCCCCAATTACAATTGGTTCGGAACCTCAAAATATTAAATGGACCGTAGTTCGTGGTGACGATGTTTCCGTTACCTTTGAATTTTATGAGGATGATGGTGTTACTGCTAAGAATACCACAGGATGGACATATCTAGCAAGTGCCTACAATCCAAAGACATCTACAAAATATACTTTAACAGTAACATCTGGTGCTGGATATGTAAATGTCAGTGCAAATTCTGCGATGACCGCAGGTTGGGGCACTGGAAGTTCTCCTATTGTTGCCGAACTTATTTTCGACCTACAAGTAACCATTTCTGGCGAAAAGTGGACACCGATTATCGGAACTATCGTTGTTAGAGCAGATATTACAGGAAGTGCCTTGTAATGACAACAATCAAGATTATTCCTGATACCACGCAAAGTGCTGTAATCAAAACCGTATTGACTGCAGGACAGCCAGCCGTTAGTCCAACAGCAGTTAGATTCTCTCCAACATTCCAGGCTACAGGCATGACCTTTACGGGAACAAACTCAACCTATCCATCCTATAATTCTTATTATGTTAAACTTGGTCAACTTGTTACTTTTAATATTAAGATTATCTTGTCTACCGTTACAAATTTTGGAACTGGTCAGTTTAAGGTCGATTTGCCATTTGTTCCAATTGCTTCTGCTGCAAACCATTTTTCTGCTTGGGCTTGGGTAAATCCAGCACAGCCAGCAGACGAGTTAAATGGTCACGTTCAAATGGTTGCAGACCACCTACCTGGCTCACAAACACTAGACCTTCACTGGTTAAAAGAAACAACCGCAAGCCCTAAACCCCTAATTGAAAGTTTGCTAGTACAAGGAACACCAGTTACTTTTACTACAGCAAGTATTATTTACGTTAACGGAACCTATATTTCCGAATCATAGAAAGAGAACAGGGTATGAAAATTGCAGTTTACACAATTGCATTAAATGAAGAAGAATTTGTAGAGAGGTGGTACAATTCCGTCAAAGATGCTGACTATATTCTGATTGCCGATACAGGCTCTACTGACCGTACCGTTGAGATTGCAAAATCTCTTGGAATTAACGTATTCAACATTTCTATCAAACCATTTCGCTTTGACGATGCTCGTAATGCAGCCCTAGCCCTTATTCCAGGAGACATAGATATGTGCGTATCTCTTGACATGGATGAAGTAATCTCAGAGGGCTGGAGAGCAGAACTTGAAAAGATGACTGGTAATCAGATTACTTATGTTTTTAATAATGACCATGCTAAGTATAGTTTTGTGAATAATCGTATTCATTCTCGTCATGGATACCGCTGGAAATTCCTAATGCACGAGGGTATCGTTCAAGATAGAACCTTGCCAGACATCCAGTTCTGTAACATGATTGAAGTAACGCACATTCCAAATCGTGACAAACCAAGAAATCAATATTTAGATTTAATTAAGGCTGCTTTAGACGAGAATCCAAACATTACAAGATATTACAAATATTATACCGATGCCCTTGTTTCTTTAGAAAGATTTGAAGAGGCTGAAGAATATTATTTAAAGATGCTAGAGGTTCCAGGATTTAGTAATTACGATTCTGCACATGTATATAGAATCTTGTCTAAAATAATTCCAGATAAATTTGGTGAATACATCCTGTGTTGTCTTGGGGAAGCACCAGATAGACGTGAGCCATATTACTATATTGCTAGGTGGTATGGAGAGCAAGAAAGATGGGAAGAATGTTTGGATTGGTGTGAGAAAGCACTAAATATCCAAAATATAACAGTTGATATATTTAAAGATAATGACGCTTGGGGAGAACCTATGTTAGAATTATATAAGAACGCAAAGGAAAAGGCTACAAAATAATGAAGATTGCAGTATACACAATTGCTCTTAATGAAGAGAAGCATGTCGAACGCTGGTATAATTCTGCTAAAGATGCAGACTATTTGCTTATTGCAGATACTGGCTCAACCGATAAAACAAAACGCATTGCCAAGAAACTTGGAATTAAGGTAGTAGATATATCAATCAAACCATGGCGTTTTGATGATGCTAGAAACGCTGCACTTGCTTTACTACCAGATGATATAGATTATTGTATATCTATGGATATGGATGAGACACTATCAGAAGGCTGGCGTGAGTGCCTTGAAAAAATGACAGGTGACCAAATTGAATATAAATTTAATTTGACATTTAGGGATGAGGCAGAAACAGACCCAGATGAGACTTTTATTAATAACAGAATTCACAAGCGTCATGGATTTAGATGGCATTGGCTTATGCATGAAGCAGTTCTTCCAGATAGAACCGAAAATAGAAAGCAGTTTTGCGAAGGATTAGAAGTATCACATCATCCAGACATAGAAAAATCTCGTGAACAGTATAATCAAATGATTGAAGATGCTTTTATAGAAAATCCTACAATTTCAAGATATTACATTTATCACGCATTGCAACTGCTCAGATTTAACAGAGTAGAAGAGGCTAGAGAAGTTCTAAAATCATTAACAAAATTAAAAGATGTTAGTAATACAGACCTGGCTCTTACATATAGAGTTCTGGGAATGACTGGAAAATTTAAGATTTTAAACTATATGAGGTCAATAATTATATGTCCAACTAGAGAAACATATACGAGCATTGCAATTTACTACTATAATAAGGAAGATTGGTTCAGGGCTTACTATTTTGCAAAAAAGGCGGAATCCATTAAAATCAAAACACTAAGTATTTTTAGAGACCAATCAGTATGGAGATACCTGCCTTTTAACATAATGACTTCAGCCAAATACAATATGAAACTATTTAAATGGTCTAAGTCGTACAAGGTGAACAGAAAAGACATCAATATTAAGTCTCCAATATCCCAAAACTTCAAGTTATTTGAAGACTAGACTATGCTATAATTAATCTATGAGTTCACAAGTAGGCACAGGCACATCCTATCCAATTACAATACCAGATTATTCAGATACCGCAGATATTCAGGTAGCACTACAATTATTGGCATATGGAACAACATCCACACCAGCAAACAATGCTGGAATATTAACAAGTTCCGTATTTGGAAAAATTATCTATGGTGTTCAACCAAACCCAACATCAATAAACTCAACTGCAACCCTTACAATTGCACAATTACTAACATACATTATAACCTCAGCCCCATCATCAGCAATAAATCTAACACTTCCAACAGGAACCCTTAGCGATACTGGAATCAATGGAGCAGGGCAGGTATCAGCAAACAACACATCGTTTGACTGGTCAATCATAAACACAAGTTCTACTACTGGTGCAACGGTAACTGTTTTGGCTGGAACAGCACACACAATTGTTGGGTCTGCAACCGTAGCAATTGGAACATCTGCTAGATTTAGAACTAGAAAAACAGCAACAAATACTTTTGTCACATATCGTATTGCTTAATTAGGCTGTCGGAACAATCCTTATAAAAACAATTCTGTTATTCTTATAATTAGACAATGGCTCAATTATTGTAGTTCCTGCTCCTGAGTTCGCATTAACTACCTTGCCTTTTCCAATATAGATTGCTGAGTGATAAAAACTCTTATAACCCTTATATCCAAATATAACGATATCTCCAAGTTTTGGGGTAGACACTCTTTTGCCAACCTTAGATTGTGCAGTAGCAGAATGAGGCAAGGTTTTTCCGAATTGCTCATACATCCACCGAACCATTCCAGAACAGTCCCAACCATATGGGCTAGAGCCAGCAAAAACATATGGAGTTTTGTTTACACGATGAAATATCTTCATAATAGTTTCGTGCATCTTTGTTGTATTGTTGCTAATTGTTGCATTATAAATAAGGCGAGTTGAAACATCAACTTGATTTTTAACAACCACCTTTGTAGTAGGTATTTCAATAGCCTGGGATTGAGGGGTAACACAACCAGTCAAAGTCAAACTTAAAATTCCTGTAGCGAGTAATCTTTTGATTTTTAAATTATTCATATTTTCCTCCTTTAATGGAAAAACACCTTGTTGAAGGGTGTCGTGTATCAATTATACCACCGTTTGACCACCAACACAAGTCCTTTATGCTATAATAGACTCATCACAATTAAGGAGAGAATCATGTCTATTGATTTTAATTCACTGCTGACTCTAGAAGAGAGAAAAGCGGTAGTTACACAGAGAGTACAACAGTTGGCTGTAGAAGCATACCAGTTGACTCTTAATCTAAATGTTCTAAATGCACAAGAAGAGCCTAATGAACAAGCACTTACCGAAATTAACAATAACCTGTCAATTTTGGAACAGATGATTAATGTTTATAAGGAAGAATTGGCATCACTGGGAGATTCTGAATAAGCAACATGTCCGTAATAATTCAGCACAAGAGGGGGACAGCAAGCCAATGGACTTCGCTTAATCCCACTCTTGAGGCTGGAGAAGTAGGATGGGAAAGTGATACCAATAGATTTAAAATTGGTACTGGTAGTACAGTTTGGACTTCCCTTCCATATTTTGACCAAACAGTTTTAAACTTACTAGAAAACTCCTTTGACTTTGTTCCAACTTTTATACAATCCACAGCCCCTACAACCACAGCAACACAATATGTTTGGTGGGATACATCACAAACAAATAACCTGACTTTATGGATTCAGGATGGTGTATAATTAAACTATGGCTCTTAGAAATGCATTTGATAATTTAGGTACAGAATCTGCTTTACGCAGAATTGCCAGCATGCTCAATTTCGCCAGAACATCTTCTGACCAACTTCGTGTTATTGTTGATAACCAACAGGCTGTTTCAATTTACAGCCGAAACTCATCAACAACATTGACAAACTCAACATTAAACTATAATGATGCTGCTGCTTGGAATGCTGTAGACGCTAGAGACCCAATTAGACAGCAATATCGTGCTAATGCAAACTTTACAGCAAAGAATAGGTGGACATACTAATGGCATGGGCAAGCAATCTTAGAAAGGGAACAGACTTACCAACATGGGATTGGTTGGCTTTTTTCCCACAAGGTTCATCGTATCATGGAACAGACCATGTTTACGATGGAACAAGATATATATATTGGGTTGTTCAATTTGGTTCAACTGGTGCAGCATCTACAACCCAATTACTTAGATTCGATACTTGGACAGAAGGTTGGCAATATTTAACAACAACAACAAGCGGATATACTGGTGTTGCATTGGAATATGACCCAGTTAGAAATGTCTTATACATGACAACTGGTAACGCAACAACAGAATGGCGTGTATTTAATCTAAATACTACAAACGTAACAATTGCAAACCAGGTTTGTACACCATTTACATTGCAGACAATTCCAACAGTACTTCCTGCATCAGCAGGTCTTGGAGCATCCCTAACACTTGCTGATGACGTTAGGTTCACAGACTCTGCGATTTCTGGAACTGCCAATGGAGGCTCGTCTACAACAATTACGGTTGATTCTACAACCACAAATGCAAACCAAGGACAAGTTGGTATGGCAGTTAGGATGACATCTGGAACATATTCTGGTCAGAGAAGAATTATCTCTGCTGTTGCCACTTCTGGAACAACATTGACAATTACTGTATCATCTGCTTTTGGTGGTAACATTGTTTCTGGAAACACATTTATAATTGAATATCCACAGGGAACAGCAACAGCAACTTTTAATACCACTACACTTGCAGACACAAACCAGGCATGGGCAACAAACTTCTATGCAAACATGGATGTTGTAATTACTGCTGGAACTGGCGTTGGTCAGCGTAGACGCATTACATCGAATACCGCAACAGTTTTAACATTAGCATCAACAGTTACAGGAAACGCAAGAACAGGTGCTTGGGCAACGCAACCAGACGCTACATCAACATACAAAATTGTTCCATCGTCAGACTTCCTATATTACATAAACGGAACAAACACTCAGACAATGTATAAGATTGATGTGAATACAGGTGCTAATGCTACCACATGGACAACGCTTGGCACAATTACAGGAGCAGTTCAGGGTGGTGGTGCCATGGAACACGGAAGAGCACAGTCTCCATTTGTTTTGTACATTCTTCGTGGAAATGGTACATCAAATATATACCAGTACAATATTGGATTAAACACCTTTACATCATTACCAACAACATACTTTGTTTCTGAAACTTTTAATACAGGAGCAAGCATGACGGTTTTGGAGGATAACAATAGACTTTGGTTTTTGAAAGAATCCTCTACAAGGCTTTATTCTATGCGATTGTCGGATGGAGTTGTAGAAACTGCAGGAACATTGCCCTATGCAGCACCTGCTGCCTATGACGGTCACAGAGCAGAGTATGTAAAATCAGTAGATGGTGTTAAATGGGTTTATGTACTTCGTGCAGGTGGACAAGAGTTTTATAGATATGCTCTTGAATGGTTGTGATAGGATATGGCTCTCGAAGGCGTAATCATCACAGTTGGAACGACAGCAACAATACTATCTGACACATCTTTTTCAGATACTATAAACTATAATTACCGTGGACAATCAGTTCTTGTTCAAAATCCATCTACCACAATAACCGTATATCTTGGCGGTAGTGATGTAACATCTTCAGTATATGGATACAAACTTTCACCAAACCAATCCGTATCCATTGACCTATATCCTGGAGAACAACTGTATGCTGCTGTTGCTTCATCTACACAGGCTGTCAATGTGATTAGGACTGGTGTATAATGACTAGAATAAATCCATATCTTTATATAGATGAAACAAATTTAGCAAAACTTTCTACAACAAATACATTTACAGGAAATCAGATTTGGAATAACTCTGTAAATCTTGGTCCAGGATTAAATGCAAGCGTTGGATTTGAGATTGGTTATACTGGTGGTTCTGCTACTACACCATACATTGATTTTCACTCAGGTGCTACCGCAGTAGATTTTGATTCTCGCATTATTGCTTCTGGTGGAAACGGAACTTCTGGAAACGGAACATTATCCTATACTGCTGGAGCACATAACTTTGTTGGAGCAATAACTTCTCAAAACTCTATAACAGGTCAAGCAGGTTTAGCACTATCTGGAGCATCATCTCCACTTACTTTAAATGGTTCTACTGGAACTACTGGACAAGTACTTACTTCGGCTGGTGCTGGAACAACACCAACATGGTCATCATCATTTGTTTCTACATCAGCAAGTTATTTTGCAGGGCATCATCCAGAAGGTAGAATTATGTACAACTCATATCTTACAAATGATTTTGCCAATGCCAGACTTCGTGGTTCTACAATCACCATAACCCAAAACGGTTCAGCATACAGCGTTTCAAATGCCGATATTGATGCTATGTTTGACGGTACCGCTAGTTTTTGGAATATAAGCCCTACATCTTCATTTACTTTTCCATTAGTTATATCATTCACACTGCCCAGAACATTAACATATGGAACATGGTTGGGTATTGGATTTGGCAACTCTGGATGGAGAGCAAACAGCGTAAAGATAGAGGTATTCTCTCTTGACAGCAGTTCTTGGGTAACATTGTTAGACACAACAACAAATACTAGCGAAGATGTCTATGTTGCTGCTTCTGGTATTACAAATGGAAATGCTACTGGTATTAGTCAAGTTAGATATACCTTGGCAAATCCTGCTAGTTCGCAATTAAGAATTGCACATATCTGGGGCTATAACTTTGCATCCGATATGTGGTCTACAACAATGATGCCTCGTGCTGGAGGTTCTTTTTATGGACCAATTTCTGCAACAACACTTTCAGATGCTATAGTTATGTCTGTTCGTGGAGCCGCTAGTGGTGGAGCAAGCATACAGACAGCAGACTTACAAAGATGGCAAACATGGGATGGTACGACAACAACAACTAGGGCAAGAATTGATTCTGGTGGAAACCTTAAAGCAACTAACGTTGCAACACTAAATAGCATTGGTCAGATGGCAGAATCAAATAGCGGTGCATTATTTGTAATGGGCAGGGCTACAGCACAAGCATCATCTCCAGGACTGAATACTGGGACATTGTATTTTCGTGACGGAACTACTTCTGGAACGTTAAGACTTGCAACCAGGACTGGTGCATCAGGTATTGAAGAAACAATTGTTGACAATCTATCAAGTACAGGTTCAACCGCAGGTGCACAGTTTACTGGTGCTGGTGGAGTTAGGACCGCTGGAATAATCAATGCAAACAGTTCTCAATACGGAAACACTTTGCTTTTTGCTGCACCAGCATCAACAACATACTATTTATTGGCAACCTTGCCAACCAGCAGTGCTGGAACATACGACCACATTCAAATAGATGGTGTAGGCGGTGGTTGGGGTTACACAGACTATTCAACATATTCGTTTACATTTGCAAACAGAAATGGATTTAGTTGGAATTACAAATTATCAAATAGAGATGTTATGGCAAACTTTAAACTTAGAGCCTATTCTCAAGTTGATGGCTCAGTACAAATTTGGGCATCTGGAGAAGCAACGGCATTTTTAAAGTTCGCCTATAATATTTCATCTGCTCAAAACGTTACTACTGTAACTAATCCAGTTTCTACGACTACCGCACCATCTGGAACAGTCGTTTTTGATTCATCAAATACTGCAACCTATCCACCAGTTCAATCTATTTATGGTGGAATATCAATATTTAATACTACCACTGGAACAACTCCACTATTAGTTCGTGGTGTTTCTGGACAAACAGCAGACTTGGTAAAAATACAAAATAACACACCAACTGATTTATTTACAATTTCATCTGCTGGATTAATTACTGCCAAAGTTGTTTCTAATGCAGCAAACCAATCTCGTGGAATTATGCTATCAAACACATCTGACCTATGGCAATCAGGTCTTTATTTAAAATCAGATGGTAGTGGAAACCCAAGACTAAGTTTGCTTGCTCCCACTGGTGGCTTGGGCGAAGCGGTAAGCATAGATGCAGCAGCCAAAGTTGGTGTTGGAAACATTTCCCCAACTGCTCAACTAGATGTTGTTAGTCAATCTTCAACTCGAATAGGTCAAATTATTCGTGGAGCATCAGGTCAAGCATCAAGTTTACAGGAGTGGCAAGATTCTTCTTCAACAGTGCTAACATCAATAACATCAGCAGGAAATCTAAATACTGGTCAAATTCGTTCTGGAACAACTTCTGGTCTTGCTCAGATTACTGGTATCTCTGGTAGTGCATCAACCATTGGTATGATTATTCGTGGGGCATCAGGTCAAACAGCCAATTTACAACAGTGGCAAAATAATAGCGGAACAATTCTATCTGGCGTAACAACTACTGGTCGAATCTATTTTGGTGGTGCTCCAATATCAAACAGCAACTCTCAAGCAGCAGGTATATCTGCATATGCCGATTCTACAACCGTAACGCCAATAGTTGTCCAAGGAACAGCGTCACAATCTGCAAATTTACAAGAATGGCAAACATCAGACGGTAGTGTCGTTGGTGCAATAAACAATGTTGGTGGTTTTTCTACCACTAATAGACTAGCAGTTGGTTTTTCTGGAGTAGTCTTAGGCACAAAGGCAATAGTTCAACCTGGGGTTGCTACCGATGTTGGTGCAATCATTCGTGGTGCAACAAGTCAATCAGCGGACCTACAGCAATGGCAGTCATGGGACGGAACCACCGCAAGCACAGTTGCATACATATCTTCTGCAGGTTCTGGATATTTTGGTGGCAATGTTTCTGCTGGTATTGTTGGCGGTCTTGGTGCTAGACTAAACGTACAACCTGGTGGGGCATCAGTTGTTGCTGCCATAATTCGTGGAGCAGCAAGTCAGTCTGCAAATCTAACTGAATGGCAGGATTCAAGCGGAAATATTTTATCCGCAATAACTAGTACTGGCTTAATTCTTGCATCTAATGGTATAAGAGTGACAGGAATTCAAGGAACGGACAGTTTAACTGCCATCAATTTATCAACTGGTAGAAATGTGCAACTTGCTGGAAATACATCCTCTCATGGTGGTGGTTCTGGAATAGTAGGAATTACAAATGCGACTGTTGTTCCATCATCCAACCCAACTGGTGGTGGAGTTCTTTATGTAGATACTGGTGCACTCAAATACCGTGGAACTTCAGGGTCAGCACAAAATCTAGTATCTGCTGATGGAACAATAAACTTTAATGGAGACGTAAACGCCTCTGGATATCTTAAATCAAATAACTCCTCTGGTGACGAAGGTGGAGAAATATTCCTCAGTAAATCAGTTACAAATACCACCATCACTAATGGAGTGACAATTGACGTATATCAAAACAAACTTAGATTCTTTGAACAGGGTGGAACTGCTCGTGGTTATTATATAGATATTACTACAGGTGGAGCAGGAGTTGCTACAAATCTAGTTGGTAGCGGTTCTTATACTTTGCCAACAGCATCTACAACTGTACTTGGTGGTGTCAAATTAAATTCAGATACCGTGCAAACTACAGCGGCTAACGCTGTCTCATCTACCGCATCAAGAACTTATGGTATTCAGTTAGACGGTTCTGGACAGATGGTTACAAACGTACCTTGGACAGATACTGTTTATACTTTGCCAACTGCTTCTGCGACAGTTTTGGGCGGTATCAAGGTTGGAACCAATCTATCCATCGATGGTTCTGGTGTTTTATCTTCAACAGATACCAATACTACATACACCCTGAGTAGCGGAACTAACAATGGAACGCTAAAGTTAACCCCATCTTCTGGAGTTGCTCAAGATAACGTTGCGGTTACTGGACTAGGAACTGCTGCTTATACAGCATCAACCGCCTATGCAGCCGCTTCTCATACACACGCTGGAACAGACATTACATCTGGAACCATTGGTATCTCATATATACCAACAGGAACTACTGGAACGACAGTTGCATTGGGTAACCATGTGCATGGTAATATTACAAACACTGGAACACTGTCTACGTCCGTTACCGCAACCAACCCAGTTAAAGTTGTTATTACAGATTCTGGAAATGCTATTGGAACTCTTGCAACAACTGGTGCATCTGGAACAACCTTCCTTCGTGGAGACGGTACTTGGGCAACACCATCAGCATCATTTACAGGTGGAACACTAACAGGTAATCTAACTTTAGCGGTTGGAACATCATCCTTAAACCCACTGGTATTCCAAGCAAATACTAGCACTCCAGCAACAACATCTGGTCAGGCTGACTATGACGGAACAGTATTCTACAAAACAGCAAATACAAATCCTGGTAGAGCACTAGACGTTCAAACTTATTATTATGTTGGAACTTGGACTCCTGATTTTACTTCATCTACCACTGCTCAAAGTTTTTTAGGTGGTGGAACCGTTGGCATTACCTTGGCTGCTGGAACAACCTATGAGTATGAGTTTCATGCCAAAGTAAAGTTTCAAATTATTGGAACTGCTAATGCTGCTTCTGGGGCGTATTCAATAGTCAAAACTGGTACCGCCACAACTGTTTTTGACACAGTATTGGAATACGGAAACAACACAACAGGTTTTACTACCGCAACTACGCTATCTATGGTGTCAAACTCTGGTGCATCATTGACTTTCTCGCCAAATACTACAACTGGTTCAAGGTTCTCATTTTTGAGAGTAAAAGGTCTTATTCGTGTAACTGGTTCGGGAACAGCAAAAATCTATCCAGCCTTGACCCCATCTGCTTTGATGACAAATAGCGACCCCAATTTTTCAACCTGGGATGTTTCTGGAATTATCTTTAAACTAATTCCTATCGGCAATGGAACAGTAACGACAGTAGGTGCTATAGCATAATGAATGAAATAAAAAAACTACTAGATGAGTGGAAAGAAGAAGGTTTATTAAACCCAGATGCTTTACAAAAAGCATATGAAGCAATCTTATTACTCATTGAAGAAGTAGAAAACCTTAAAAATAAATAGTGTTTGACAAATCCTAAAACTGTGGTATAATTTATACATCACAGTTATGGAAAGGTGGAAACACTATGTCGGAATTTTTTTCTTTTACACTCCCAACAGACTTTGTAGAAAAGTACAAATCGTTGGAATCACCCTTTGGATTCGTGGATGCAGGTGGCAACGCACTAGGTGAAATTACCTTTGTTCGCACTTACTCACGAGTCAAAGAAGACGGAACCAAAGAACGCTGGTACGAAGTTGTACGCAGAGTTATTGAAGGTATGTATTCTGTCCAGAAAAACCATGCAAAGGAGAATCGTCTCCCATGGAATGATTACAAGGCACAGAAGTCAGCACAAGAAGCATTTGACCGTATGTTCAATCTAAAATGGACACCTCCAGGTCGTGGAATGTGGACATTCGGTACCCCACTAACAATGGAGAAGCGTAATTCAGCGGCTCTGCAGAATTGTGCGATGGTATCTACAAAAGACCTAGACAAGAATGACCCAGGTGCCCTATTTGCATGGGTAATGGATGCTCTTATGCTAGGTATTGGTGTTGGTTTTGATACCCTTGGAAAAGACAAGAACTTTGGTATCTATGAGCCAACTGAGCCAGAAGTTACTTATGTTATCCCTGACACTCGTGAAGGATGGGTAGAAGCAACTCGCTTGCTAATCAACTCATATCTTCGTGCAGGTCAGAATATTCAGAAATTTGATTATTCAGAGATTCGTCCAGAAGGTGCTCCAATTAAGGGATTTGGTGGAGTTGCATCTGGACCAGCACCACTAATCAAACTACACGAAAAGATTTCTCATGTTCTAGGTTCTAGAGCAGGAGAGACACTAGATGCTCGTGCCATTGTTGACCTAGTTAACCTTATTGGCACTTGTGTGGTATCTGGTAACGTCAGACGTTCTGCCACCCTTGCTTTGGGGGCAGAAGGAGACGATGACTTCCTAAACCTAAAGAATCCAGAAGTATTCCCTGAGCGTAACTCTTATGACCCAGAGAATCCTGGATGGGCTTGGATGTCAAACAATTCAGTTTCTGCAACTGTTGGCATGGATTACTCAAAATATGTTGACCGAATTGCTGACAATGGAGAGCCAGGTTTTATCTGGCTAGATGTTGCTAGAAACTATGGTCGTTTGGCTGATGCTCCAGATGGAAAGGATTTCCGTGTTATGGGATTCAATCCATGTGCAGAACAGCCATTGGAATCATATGAACTATGTACACTTGTAGAGGTTCACCTAAATCGTCACGATTCAAAGGAAGACTTCTTGCGTACATTGAAGTTTGCCTATTTGTATGGTAAGACAGTTACTCTTCTTCCTACACACTGGCAACAGACCAACGGTATCATGCAGAGAAACCGTAGAATCGGAACATCTCTAACTGGTATCGCATCATTTGCTGATGAGCATGGTCTTCCAACTGTCCGTCAATGGATGGATGAGGGCTATAAAAAGATTCGCTTCTATGACAATAAGTATTCAGAGTGGCTATGTGTTCGTGAATCAATTCGTGTAACCACAGTTAAGCCATCTGGTTCTGTGTCAATTCTTTCTGGTGCTACCCCTGGTGTTCACTGGGGTCCAGGCGGAAAGTTCTATCTAAGAGCAATCCGCTTTAGCAACCAAGACCCAATGCTTCATTTATTTAAAGCAGCAGGGTACAAGATTGAAGCAGACCTTGTATCAGCAAATACTTCCGTAGTCTATTTCCCAATTGCATCTGGACACAAGAGAGCAGAAAAGGATGTCACTCTATTCGAGAAGACAGCACTTGCTGCTACCGCCCAGAAGTATTGGTCAGACAACGGAGTTTCCGTAACCCTGTCATTTGACAAGGAAAAGGAAACACAGCATATCACTTCTGTTCTAAATATGTATGAGGGTCAGTTAAAGGCTGTATCGTTCCTATCAATGGGCAATGATGTCTACCCACAGCAACCATATACAGAAATTACAGAAGAAGATTATGACTACTACATTGGTAGATTGGCAAAGATTGATTTCTCTGCTATCTATGATGGTGTAGATAATCTGGAAGCACAAGGCGAAGCCTACTGTACCACCGATTACTGTGAAATCAAGATTCCAGATAAAAACTAAATAGATGAGATGCCCTGTCGTTAGTTCGGCAGGGCATTTTCTTATGTGGTAGAATAGATTATATGTCCACTTCATCTAATTCCTATGCAGAAAAAATTCTAGCAGAACATCCACTAGCCATGTGGTCATTAGATGACCAATCATACTTTCTATCTCAAATATCAGAATCGGATAGGCAAATATCTACATGGACAGGTTCTGGCGGTAGTGCAACTACAGTTACGGATACCTCGGCACCATTTTCATCAAGTTATGTAACAAGAATTACTGGTTCTGCAACACCAGTTTATGGTGCAAATGCTAGAGTTTATCTTGCATCAACATCGACATTTTCTAGCAATACTTTTACAATATCATTTTATTTAAAAACTCAATATGTCACAGAGATTTCTGCTGGATATGGAAATGGAAATATAGCAAATATAAGTACTGTAACCTGGTCGGAAGTATCTAGAGCAATTCCAGCACAAACACCAACAGGTACTACGAATATTTCAATATCTGTAGGTGCTGGTAGCAATTATATAGTTGGAGAATATGTAAATATTTCTGGAGTAACACCAACAGCATATAATGGAAATTGGCAGGTTCAGGCTGGAAGTTCTGGAAGTACGCTGATTGTAAACATCGGTTATAATCCTGGTGCAATAACAAATAGTTCTGGATTGGCAAAACAAAGATTTTTACAATTTACAACATCATCTAATCACGGTTTTTCTGCTGGAGATTATGTAGAAATTTCTGGAGTAACTCCAGATAATTATGATGGTAATGGAATAGTTTCTTCAACAGGTTTAACCACAAATAGTTTTAGATTGTACAATAATGTGTCAAATCAAGGTTCTGGCTCTGGCGGAACTGCAAGTAGCAATAAAACACAAAGTACTTATATTAATCCAGCAGATTATCCAATCGATTCATGGATTCCAATATCTTTTACCTTTAATGATAATGTATTTTCTCAAAAAATATTATTGAGTTTTACATATTCCCAGACAAACCCACAATTTTTTGTTAATGGACTTACAATTGGAAAAGATTCTCAGCCATTTAATGGAGAGTCTTTAGGGCAAACATCTATCACAATACCAGAAAATATAGCCACAACGCTAACAACTGCCATAGAAGCAAAATCTTATGGAACACAAGAGTATAGTGGATATTACATTTGTGATTCTACAAATATATATGCAAAAAATTCTGGGGTATCGATGGCTTATGGCTCAGATACATCTATGAGAATCTATCCATATTCTACTGCTGGTCAGCCATCATTTCTGTTTCCAGGATTTGGGATGCTTAATGACATAGGACGATATAAAACATTAACACTCCAGGCATTAATTAGGATAACAGCAAATAACTCTATCCCTAAAAGAATAATCGGACCATTGGCATCAACTGATGGAGTCTATATTACAAAAGATATCATAAGTTTGAAGATTGGAGATAGTATAGGTTCTTTCCATTTATCTGAAATGTATAGACCAATGATTTTGCAAATTAAGATAGGAAATGGATTTGCAAAACTATCCATTGACGGTGAGGAACTAATTTCTCTACAAATAGATAATTCTACATTATCTTTGCCAGAAAAGTTAAATGGTTCTAGCAAAAATCAAGATTGGTTTGGCATTTATGCATACATAGATATTCCACTAATAGAGATTGGCTCATTGGCTATTTTTCCATATGAGTCTTCAGAGTCATTAGCAAAACTAAATCTTGTTTATGCTCAATCGGTAATACTTCCAACCATATCAAATTCTTCTTCTGGTCAAACAATATCTCCAGATTTTGCATTATCTAATTATGTTAATAATTATAATTATCCAAGTTTTCAAGCAAAATGGGAACAAGCAACAATATCAGAAAACTTAGACATTTTAGAAAATGGGGCACTTTCGGCAAAACAGTATACTAAGCCAGCACTAACAACATCACTATATGATTCATCAAAATTACTACTTGACCTATATGAGACATATGTGGCATCTGGAGAATCAAATACCTTCATAAATTTAAAACCATCAACTGTTGTTAGTGGTTCTGGTAGGTCTTGGTCAAGCAACCAAGGGTATTTATCAGTTAATTTATATGGAGATGCTGACTATTTGTCAAGTTGTATTTATGGTGTTTTTAAATCATTGGAAAGTTCTGCAACAGAACAAATATTGTTGAAAATCAAGAATATTTTAAATAATAATTATTTTCAAGTATCAATAATCAATACCACCGTTTACTATAAATACAAGTATGCCAATGGAACAGAAACACAGATTACAACAAAATCGATAACTCAAAATACAACTTTTGCAATAGGTTTTGACATACAAAAACTAATCCTTACCAACTCAGACTTATCTGATTTTTTCTCTAATAAAACAAATCTTCAAATCTTTATTGGTGGACAAGACACATTGCTAAATACCTTTAGTGGAAACATCTACAAGGTTGGTTTTTGCACAATAAGAAATTCAGTAGACATATCCTCATTGTTTGATTCAGGCGGAATACTTACAAATTCATCATCATATAGTTCTTTACTTTCAAAAATAGCATCATATACAGTTTATAGTCTAAATGCTTTTGGAAAAATAAACCTAGACACAGGAACTACTGGTTACTGGCAAGATTATGTTCCACTTACAAAATTAGCAAAAACAGTAGTTAATACATCTGGACAAGAATCAATTGCCCTAGACTTTGTTCAAATTAATCTAGATTATGAGGAACCAAGAAGTTATTCTTCTGGAAACTTTGTAACATCTGGATTACCAATTAGAGGGTATGTAACCTTTCAAACATTATCGTCTGGAGCAAACAAAGACCTAACTAATTTCGGAACTACCCAATCAGCAAGTGCCACTAGAACAATTAATGCATCAACATTCAGTGCTACAACAAAATATGAGTTTGTTAACGGAATGATTGTTTATCCACCAACAAATGTGGATATATCGACATTGGCGATGGTTTTGCATTTAGACGTATCAACCGAGGCATCAACAATAAAACCAGCAAGAATTAGATTCCTACAGTTAGCGGCACAATCATTCAACAAAAATATGCCAAATAAATTGGGAACAAAGTATGCAGTCAATCTATATCCATATATTTATAATGTAGATGTTTCTAACACTGCACCAACACATCCATATGACTATAATTCTCAAAATCCATATTTGATGTATAAGCAAGCAAGTCCACACCTATATCTCACAAGGCATTCTGGATTTAGAGTTGTTGGAACGCTATCAAATGCCAATCAATCATTTAATCATAGGGGAATTTATGCAGATATAGGGGACCTTTCTCCAGATAAAAAAATAACGTCTTTACAATTATCAATGTTAGCAGATTTTGAGTCATTTCCAACATCAAGTACAAATATTTTTGAAATAAAAACAAATTCTGTAAAAATTAATTTTACAATTCTGGCGGTAAATGGAGACACATCTAAGGCAGTAATCAGCACAGATTCCACAATACCATTAATTTATTACTTAAATGGTAGAAAGGTTGGTCTACCAGTTATACGGATAAATGAATGGAACACGCTTGGAATAAGTTTTATAGAGCCACTTGATATATCAAATAATAAAGGAAAAATATCTATAAAACATAATATGCTTATTAATGACATATCTTGTCATTATGCTAATCCAATAGAACTTGACCAAAAATCTGAACCATTATTGTGGTCTCAAATAGATAATAATAAATGGAGAATTCCAGTGCCAATACAAACACCAACCAGGGTAGGTAATTCAATTACTTTGACAACAACTGGAGACCATAACCTTGTTGTTGGAGAAAAACTAACATTTTACGATATTCAGCCATCAGACTACGGCTCTGGATTTGGTGGTTCAGCACTAAAGATTTCCAGGGTAAATACAAGTTCATCATTCACTTACGAGAATAGTAATGCTCCAACAACAGCAATCACTACTGCTGGAACCGTTGTTGGAACTTGGGAATATGCAACAATTCCAAACTACTATGCACTGTATGGTAGCAGTCCAGACAGCATCTATGACCAATTTACTGGAAGAAATAAGATTATTATAGATACTCAAATAGATAGCCCAGTTATGCAATTGAATGAGTATGAATATTTAGCATATATGGACATAGAAACTAACACTTTTATACTTGACATCAGGTAATGTGGTATAATAGTGGTTATGAATATAGACACTAACAAAGATATTGGTCCTGTCATGCCCAATCAAATTGGCAAAACAAAGATTTCCGTTATAGAAGAACCATTCTCAGACTATGGAATTTATGTTTGGCAGTTGCGTTCTGGCAAGGTTTTGACAGATGACCATGGAAATGCCCTTAGCATTGACTCAATGCGTGATGACCAATCAAGAATTACCCTATTGCAGAAGGAAGCGTCTTGGCTTGGTTTCCCAGATGGTAGACCAATTTTTATGCCAAATGTTCGCAAGGTATCCGATGAAGAGTACTCAGAGCAACTAGACCGCATGGCTCAAGGATACATTCCATCGGAAACAGACCTTGGTGCAATTATTGATGCAAAGAAGACATTTGACAAATTTGGAAGTGATGACTAATGAGTTATTATGAATATGCAAACACTCCTGCTCGCCTAGATGAAGTGCCAGAAGATAGAAATCAATTTGCAGACTTAGACCCTTTTACAAAGTCATGGGATGACATCAAGAGTCTAAGTGGCATGAATACTAATTTCAAGCGTAGAAGTGCTAGGATGTCAAAGGCTCTTGGAGATGATGCATATTTAGAATCAGCAGGTGCAATTCAAACTGGTATTAATGGAGCACAATCAAACGCTATTAATCCAGGTATAGTATTTCGTAATGCATATTCATTGTTTGATGTCATTACCCCTCCATACAACCTATACGAACTAGCAAGTTACTATGACACATCATTTGCTAACCATGCTGCTATCGATGCAAAAGTTGAAAATACCGTTGGTCTTGGCTATGACTTCATTGTTTCTGATAAAACAAGTCTTAAACTAGAGGCTGCTTCTGCAGACCAGATGGCTCGTGCTCGTAAGCGTATTGAGAGACTCAAGGTACAACTTCGTGATTGGCTAGAAAGTCTAAACCAAGACGAATCATTTACATCAGTACTTGAAAAGGTATTTACGGATGTTCACGCTATGGGGAACGGATATATTGAAGTAGGCAGAACCGTTACAGGAGAGATTGGCTATGTTGGTCACATTCCAGCATCAACTATGCGTGTTCGTAGACTTCGTGATGGATACGTTCAGATTATTGCAAATAAAGTTGTTTACTTTAGAAACTTCGGGGCAAAGAACCAAAACTATATTACTGATGACCCAAGACCTAATGAGATTATCCACATCAAGGAATACTCTCCACTAAACACTTTCTATGGTGTTCCAGACGTGCTGGCTGCTATGCCATCTCTACTTGGTGACATGCTTGCTTCACAATACAATATTGACTACTTCAATAACAAGGCTGTTCCTCGTTATATCGTTACTCTAAAGGGTGCACAACTTACACAAGAAGCAGAAGACAAATTGTTTAGATTCCTACAAACTGGTCTAAAGGGGCAGTCACATAGGACTTTATATATTCCACTTCCAGGAGATTCAGAAACCAACAAGGTTGAGTTCAAGATGGAACCAATTGAGAATGGTGTTCAGGAAGGTTCATTTACAAAATACCGTGAGCAGAACCGTGATGACATCTTGGTAGCACACCAAGTTCCATTGTCAAAATTGGGTGGTAGCAGTTCATCAACAATCGCTGATTCTCTAGCACAAGACCGTACATTTAAAGAGCAGGTAGCAAGACCTGCACAACGCAATCTTGAAAAAATTCTCAACAAGATTATTCGTGAAAAGACAGATATTTTAGAATTTAAGTTTAATGAACTTACACTTACTGATGAACTTGCTCAATCACAGATTCTTACAAACTATGTCAAGAATCAAATTATGGTTCCCAACGAGGCTCGTGAAGTTCTTAATTTGCCAGAACGTGAAGAAAGCGATTCTATGGTTCAACTAACTGCTAGACAGGCTACAGACGCTGCTGCAAATAATGCAGGAAACAGAACTCGTGATGGGGAACGTCAGCAAGCACAGGCAGACAGCACTGCAACAACTGCTGGTAGAAATCCAAAGGGTGAGGGGAGACGCTCTTCATAAAAAAGTGGTATAATAACATTTGTATAACACTTTCATAAAAAGGGGCTATAATTAATAGTATGAGTATTCAGAAGGCACATTTTGACGTTGACGGAAATAATGTCCGTATCTCTATGCCTCTTACCAAAGTAGATACAGAACGTAGAATCGTATCTGGCTTTGCTACGCTTGATAACATTGACAAGCAGAATGATATCGTTACCCCAGAAGCATCCCTTAACGCCTTCTCAAAATTCCGTGGTAATATCCGTGAAATGCACCAGCCAAAAGCGGTAGGTAAAATGGTAGCCTTTAAAGAAGACAAGTATTTTGACCCAGAAACAAAGAAGTTTTATCAGGGTATTTATGTGTCAGCCTATATTTCCAAAGGTGCACAAGATGCATGGGAAAAGGTAATTGATGGAACATATACAGGTTTCTCAATTGGTGGCAAGATGAATAAGTGGGATGATGGTTATGATGAGAAAAGTGATTCTGCTATCCGCATTATCAAGGATTACGATTTGGTTGAACTTTCACTGGTGGATAGTCCAGCAAATCAGTTTGCCAATATTCTTTCTGTTGAGAAAGTAGACGGTGTTGACACTGTTGTTGGCGAGGGCACACAAACAGTTCTAGAAAATGTATTCTGGGACAAAGAATCAGGATTGGTAACAATCACAGAAGAAGAATCTGCAGTTAGCCCAGTAACAGGTGCAACAATGCAGAACATAGGTTTTGTTGAGAAGTCAGATGCTGACAAACTTGACATGATAAAGTTCTTAGTAGATAGTGCTAAAGGCATTAATACTTCTAAGACTATTAAAAAGGAGAATGATAACATGACCGATGAAAACGTAAACGTTGAATCAGTAGATGTCGTTCCAGAGGCAGAAGTTGTAGTTGACGCTCCTGCTACAGAAGAAGTTGTTGAAGAGGCTCCAGTAGCCGAGCCAGCACATGTAGAAGAAGTTGTAGAAGAAGTTGCACCAGGTTCAGAGGAAGTTATTGCTAAGGCAGTATCAGAACTAGGCACAACCGTTACAACAGCCTTTAGCGACATTGCGGCAATCGTAAAGTCTCTAGCAGATGCAAATGCATCTCTAGTTAATGAAGTTGCCGAACTAAAGAAGTCACTTGGATTTGTATCCGCAGCAGTTGCAGATGCAGAATCAGACTTCACAAATCTTGGAAAGCGAATTGACGCTGTAGAGGCAGACACCGCTTTCCGTAAGTCTGGTGACCTCGGTGAGGTCATTCAGGAACCAGTACTGGTGGAAAAATCAGTATGGGGCGGAAGTTTCCTCACAACATCCGATTTACTAAAATAATTCACTAGGAGGTGAAAAATAAAATGTCAGAAGAAATTATCAAAAATATGCCTTCAACTGCGTCTCCAGTTTCTGGATACCCAAACGCTGAAGGTGCTTTCGGTACATCAGGTAGCGTAACAAACGGTACAGGCTCTTTCTCAGAGCACGGTACTTACATGGGCAACAGCCCTACCGCTAACTTCGGTGTAACCACTGGTGCTAATGGTGTAAACCCATCTGCTACCGCAAGTCCAACTTATCCAGGTACTGGTATCCTACGCCCTGAACAGGCAAGACGATTCATCGACTATGTTTGGGACGCAACCACACTTGCACAGGACGGACGTAGAGTAACAATGAGAGCAAACACAATGGAACTTGAGAAGATTAACGTGGGAGACCGTGTTATTCGTGCTGCAAGCCAGGGTGTCTCAACTTACACCAACACTGGTGCAACCTTCTCTAAGGTTGAACTAACTACCAAGAAGATTCGTCTAGACTGGGAAGTTTCTGCAGAGTCACTCGAAGATAACATCGAGGGTGCTGCTCTGGAGGACCACCTAGTTCGTCTAATGACTAATGCTTTCGGTAACGACATCGAGGACCTAGCCATTAACGGTGACGGTTCTACAGGTTCGTTCCTAAGCATTATGAACGGATTCATTAACATGGAGAAGACCAACCCTAACGTTGGTTCTGGTTCAAACCTTGGAAGTGCTCACGAAGTAATCAACACTACACTTGTTGGTTCTAACGCAGCATTTACAGACTGGACAACTGAAAGACTACAAGCACTTATCTTGGCTATGCCTCGCAGATACCGTGCCATCACTAATGGACTAAAGTTCTATGCTGGTACAGACACATTTGCTAACATCGTTAAGAACAATGCTACTGTCTACTCAACCATCGGTTCTACCGAGGGTACTCGTGGAGAGTTCATTGGTGGTGCAAACCAGACTTTCGGTGGTGCACGTCAGACTCGTGTTCTAGGTGTTCCTGTTCTTGAAGTTCCTTACTACCCTGCAGGATTTGTTGACCTAACATTCCCACAGAACCGTATTTGGGGCTTCCAGAGAGACATCACTGTGAACCGTTTCTACGTTCCTAAGAAGGACACAATCGAGTACACTGTCTTCGTTCGTTTCGGCATCGCCTGGGAAGAACTGGATGCAGTTGCATTCGCTGACACCACAACAGACTAATCTCTGTTAGGTGTTCCCTTTGAATGGGGGTAGGGATTAATTTCTCTACCCCCTTTCTACATTTATCTGGTATAATTGAAATAAATCTAAGGAGGATTTTATCATGGCTGAAAACAAAAAGACCGAATCAACCCCTGTAGCAGAAAACGTAACTGTAGAAACAGTTGCAGAGCCAGTTGCAGAAGTAGTTGAAGATAAGGTTATCGTAACACCAGAACCAACAAAAGACGTCCCTACATTGGGATTCAATGAGGATGGCGTAATGGGTTCAACAACCACAAAGGCTAACAAGCCAAAGGTAGAGAAGGCATCAGTAGTAGACGAGGTTGCACCATCAAAGGTGGCACTATATTCTACAAGAAATATGTATGCTGATGGTTTTGGAAAAATTAATGTTGGCTACAACATTGTTCCAAAGAAATACTCTGAGTTTTGGTTGTCACAGCGTGGCGTTCGTCTAGCAACACCAGACGAAGTAGCGGAGGCATTTGCCTAAATGGAAGTATTGAGAGTTCCACCATATCCAATTACAACAACATGGGATGTACCAGATGCAAATGCACCATACATCTTTGAAGTTGAGGATTTGGTGGACCACTCAATTGAAAGAACAGAGTTAACATCTAACTCTAGTTCACAAGTTACATACATAATCCCTAGAGCAAAAGCCCAATACGACCGTGATTTTGCCGTAAAAATTTATGAAACAGATATTTATGGTGAAATTGTTTTAGAGTCAAATCTTACAATTTATCGTCCATATGTAGACCCAAATATGTTGGCTACAACAACTGCAGATATTACAAGTTACAAAGAATACGAAATTATTGCTCGTTCTATTATTGACACCTATCTTCAGGAAGGTTCTGGAACTGGTGGTGCATTCTATAACCACAAACTTATTATTCAGCGTACAGGCGAGGGTAATGACTACTTCCCTGTATGGCATCCAGTAAACCGTGTATTGAAAGTATATGAAAATAACGTTCTTGTTTATGATGCAGAAAATAGTCCTATTGGTATTACAACTCAAAATGTTGACGTAACAAATGGGGCATTAACACTTTCTACCACAATTTCCCATGGATTTCAGGTTGGTCAGATAGTGACAATTTCTGGAGTATTCCCAGAAAAATTTAATGGAACATTCTACATTACAGCAGTTCCAACATCAACAACGTTTAGCATTGACAACGTAGATGTATCCGCAACCGATAATGAAGCAATTACAACTCGTGGTGGAGTAGAATCAGTTTGGGAGTATACCTATAAACCAACATTAGATAATTCAGCAATTATGAGAGTTCAGGATGGTATCTATAACAGAATGGAACAAACTCCACTGAACCTTCCACCTGCTGTTGGAGACCTTGGGTATTACGGATTTTATCCTATTGCATTTCCAAGAGGATATGACTATATCTTTATTGTAGATGCTGGTTTTAAGGCAGTGCCGCCAGACGTAGAGATTGCTATCAAGATGCTGATTGAAGACATCAAGTGTGGAAATAACGATTACTATAACAGATTTATAACACAATATAGCACTGACCAATTTGACATTAAGTTTGCACCACAATTTTTGGAGGGTACTGGAAACATGATTGTAGATAAAATCCTTAGCAACTATAAGGGTACACTCATTAAACCAGGATTGCTATGATATGCGAAACCACAGACTTCAACTACCCACTACTTGCTGACATCTACTATCCCATAGTAGAAACAGGTGCATATGGAAATACAAAAAAGACTTGGGTTCTAGATAGAACGATTGCATGCTTTTTTAATCCAGCAGGTAGAAAAACAAAAGAAGACGTTAATTCAGAAAACAAACTTGAAATAGACAATCTGTTGATTGGTAGAGTTAAGAATGACCTAACTCAAAGTTCAAGCGATTCGTATGCAATAACCAATATAATCATTGCTAATATCCGTGATAAGTCTGGTAATTTTATTTATAATGAATCTGCTGGAATAAGAAAAGGAAATTCTACAATATTTGAAGTTGCATCTTTTAATCCAATTGTTGGAGGTTTTGGCAAGACAGAATATTACAAGGTATTGCTTAGACGTTCAGAGAATCAGGCGGCTGACCTATGATATCTATTAAATTTGATGATAAAACATTTTTTAAAGACCTGATGAACATAGCAGAATACTCAGAAGGTTTTCTAGAGGGTGCTGAATTAGCAGAAGAAAAGTTAGCCAGAGATATTGCTGAAAATGGTGTGGAAATCTTCAAGGAGTTTGTTGACCAAAACGCCAGGGTAGACCAACAAAGATATCATCACATATACGAATGGTATGAAGTAGGCAATCCATCAGGAAGATTATTTGACATACATTATGACATAAATCAAGGAAGCATCTCTTTTGATGGAATATTTCTACAGTCAAACACCATAAAGAAAGATTCTAATACTCCATTTTTTAATAAGGCTCAAATTATGGAACTTGGTATGCCTGTAACAATATCTCCAGTAAATGTCAGCATGTTGTCATTCAATATCGATGGTCAACAAATTTTTACATCAGGTCCAGTTACAGTAGAGCATCCAGGTGGAACCTATGTTATGGGTTCTTTTCAAAGAATTTTTGACATATTCTTTAAAGAACATTTTGCTCAGTCCGTGCTAGATGCCACTGGTATTAGGCAGTATTTAAATAATCCTAAAAAATATAAAGAAAACCTTAAGTCTGGTAAATCATCTGGAAAATCAAAAGGTGTTGAAATAGGATATAATTGGATTGCAAGGGCAGGTGACCTAAATGTCTAAAACATCAATTTTGAATACTCCAGTTTTATGGATAAATGCCTATCTTCAGGAAAAACTTGAGGGATTAGGTTTTGAGACAGTTCCATTTTTTCCATCGGTACCATCAACTATAAACGATTTAACAGAATTTTTCCCAACAAGTGGGGTAATGGCAACATATGACCGCATGATTAGAATGCGTAGAAGTCCGTTTCCACATGTTAAATGTGAGCAACTACTTTACTATTTCTATGCTACTGCAGAGAACTCTGTAATCAATATGGTAAAGATAACAGAACAAACTCTAAGACTTATGGACCGTGAAGACGAAACAGCAGAAGAAGTAAATGAATGGTGCAAGCAAAAAGGCTCAATTCTTGTTGAGGGTCAGACTATTGAGCCAAACTTTAAATTTCATTATTTCAAGATATTCCAACTTCAGGAAACAAGGGATATTGTTAATTTTGGTACAGCCAGAACCTATGCTGGTAACAAAATAATTATCTATTATGACTACCATATGCTAGAGCAATAAACGCATGGTATAATTATACAGAGGAAACACAAGCCCATAAATTTCAAATGAAAGATGGTGAAATAAAATATGGCATATACAAGAGGAACCGCCACCAATATCGTAGTTGGTGCAGCGGCACTATTCGTAACAAAGAATAATCAGTCAATTGGTGATTCAACAGTTACTTCTGGAACTAACGCAACTGGCTCACTGCCTGGTACTGTTGCATCAGAGTCTTACAAGACAACGCTAACAGACCGTTACAGTGCAGTTGTTAGGAACGTTGGTTATACTAGCAATGGTCTAGAACTAACATTCACTCCAACATTTGGTGACGTTCAGGTTGACCAACTTCTAGATACAGCACGTCTGTTCAAGTCTGGAATGACAGTCACACTAAAGACTAGCCTTGCAGAAGCAACTCTAGAGAACTTGCTAATGGCAATCACTCAGAAGACAACAACTGCTGCTGGTGGAACTACTATTGGTTCATGGTCAGATACAGGAACTAACACAGGTACTTCAACTGCTACTGTGACTCCAACATTAAACACATCAAGTGGTTACATTGACATTGTTTCTGGAAACCTAGGTGAATACCCAGTAGAACGTAGTATCATCGCTGTTGGTGCAGGTCCAGACGCTTCTACATCACTGAACGAAGAGCGTATTTACATTGCATATCGTGCAGTTTCTATTCAGAACGTAACGATTTCAGCAAAGCGTGATAACGCTACTATGTTCGATGTTGAGTTCCGTCTGCTACCAGACGCAAATGGTGCATACGGCAAGATTATCGACCGCACTTACTAAAATTAAATAATAACTGAATATCGTAGAACTGCCCTGGGGAAACCTGGGGCAGTTTCTTTTGGTATAATAGATACATGCCTACTAAAATATATGATATTGGTTATGTTAAAACAATATATGGAAAACAAATAGAACTTTCTCCCTTAAAGATTAAGTACATGAGACAATTCATGGAAAGATTTAATGATGTAAAAACTGCTAAAAACGAAGAACATTTGGTTGAAATCCTTACAGAATGTGCCACAATAGCAATGAGGCAAATCTGTCCAGAGATTGAGACAGTAGAACAGTTTGAAGATACGTTTGACCTAAAATCAATGTATAAGATTATAGAGTTTGCTGGCGGAATAAAAATGGACGATAATGAAGACTCTTTAGAAGAACAACAAAAAGTAGAGGTTGATTCATCAAAATCTGGATGGGAAGATTTAGATTTAAATAAACTAGAATCAGAGGCTTTTCTTTTGGGTATTTGGAAAAACTATGAAGAGTTGGAGTCATCCATTTGTTTGGCAGAATTAATGTCCATTCTTGAACAAAAAAGAGAAATGGACTATCAGGATAAGAAGTTTACAGCATCACTAAAGGGAATAGATTTAGATGAGGCATCTGGAAAACAAGCAGAAGACCCATGGGAAGCCATGAAAGCCAGAGTAGCAGCCCAGGCATCTGGTATTGGAAATGGAGACCCAAACGATATATTATCATATCAAGGTATTAAAGCACAACAGGCAGGATTTGGAATTGGTCATGGTCTAGACTATGAAGTAATAAACGACAGCCAGTAATTATGCTATAATTTATATATATCCTTAAGGAGGAATAATGTCAACAACTATTAATGAAGAGAAGAATATTACTCTTATTGATGGCACTACCGTTGTTATTCGACCACTAAAGATTTCACTTCTTCGTGACTTTATGAAGAAATTTGATGAAATCTCAAAGGTTGCTGATGACAATGACAAATCAATGAACCTGCTAATGGAGTGTGTGCAAATCGCACTTAAGCAGTATAAGCCAGAAATCGCAACAGACCTAAAGGCACTAGAAGAACTTCTAGACTTGCCAACTGTCTATAAGATTGTGGAAGAAGCATCTGGCATTAAATTAGGAGATACCGCTCTCGGTGGTCTCATCTAATAAAATTAAATAAAGAGGTGTTTATGGATGGCTGACGATATACAGTCCAATATTAGAATTAATATTGATACTGCTTCCGCAATGGATAGTATCAGATTACTTCAGAATCAAATCGCAGCCTTCCATACACAAATGTCAAAAATGGGGGCAGCCAGTGCTGCCGATGCCAGAAACTTACAACAAAATCTTATAAACTCCGTTAATGCAACAGGTGCATTTACTGCAAATCTTACTAGAATTAAAACATCTGCAGAATCATTTACAACTGCACTTGAAAAGAACAAACTCACAATGGGTGAGTATTTTAGATATGCCGCTGCTTCATCTAAATCTTTTGGTAGATTTTTTCAGACAGAATTTGAAACAATCAACAAAGTTGCTCGTGAAAGAGTAAAAGACCTTCAGACACAATACATCAAACTTGGTAGAGATGCCAGCGGTGCGATGCAAGCAATCAAGATTAGACCACTTGCTCTTGACATGGATAATCTTTCAACAAGAACTCAGATTGCAGCACAACGTCAGCAACTTTTGAATCAATTACTGAAGCAAGGTTCTACAAATCTTCTAAACTTTGGTAAGAACACCCAATGGGCTGGTCGCCAGTTGATGGTTGGTTTTACAATCCCATTGTCAATTATGGGTTCTACTGCAATGAAGGCTTACAGAGATATTGAAGAAGCAGGAATTAGACTTAAGCGTGTTTATGGTGACTTAGGCACCACTGCTGCTGAAACAGAAAAGATGGTAAAGCAAGTTCAGGCACTTGCATTAGAATATACAAAATATGGCGTTGCCGTTAAAGATAGTATAGATATGGCTGCCAGTGCAGCCGCCACTGGTAAAAAAGGTGCTGACCTATTGGCACAGGTTGCCAGTGCTAACAAACTTGCTGTTCTTGGTGGGGTAGACCAACAGAAAGCATTACAAACAACCATATCTCTTACCAATGCATTCAACGTATCCAGTAAAGACCTAGCAAAAAACATTAACTTTCTAAACGCTGTTGAAAACCAAACTGTTTTAAACATCGAAGATATGACAACAGCAATTCCAAAGGCTGCTCCAGTTATTCAGCAATTAGGTGGAGATGTTAAAGACTTAGCATTCTTCTTAACAGCAATGAAGGAAGGTGGCGTTAATGCCGCTGAGGGTGCTAACGCAATCAAGTCTGGTCTTGCATCGCTTATTAATCCTACAAATACCGCCAGTAAAATGCTTGCTGGATTTGGTATCAACATCAAAGGCATTATTGAAAAAGATAAGGGTGACCTTAAGAAAACAGTTGTTGATTTTGCTCAGGCACTAGACACACTTGACCCATTGAATAGAGCAAGGGCTATTGAGCAGTTGTTTGGTAAATTCCAATTTGCTCGTATGTCTACCCTATTTAAAAACGTAATTGCCCAAGGTAGCCAAGCATCCGAAGTTCTAAGACTGGCAGGGCAAAGCAGTCTTGAACTAGCAATGCTATCTCAAAAAGAGTTGAACAAGATTCAAGAATCACCATTGTATAAGTTCCAAAAGGCTATTGCTGACTTCCAAGCACAACTAGCACCTGTTGGTGAACAGTTTATGAAGGCTCTTACACCGCTAATTAATTTTGGAACTGATGTTTTAAAGAACTTTAATAGTCTTGGAGATGGTGCAAAGCAATTCATTGTTAAGTTTGTTTCTATCGCTGGTGTTATTGGTCCAGTATTATTGATGTCGTTTGGTCTTATTGCTAACGCTGTTGCAAACGTAATTAAAGGATTTGCCCTTGTAAAAGATATTTTCAATAAAGCAGGTAAATCTTCTCTAAGCCTTGGCGAACAAGTAAATTATATGACTCAAGAACAGTTGCAAGCAGCGGCTGTTGCATCATCTCTTGACCAAGTCCATTCAAAACTAAAGCAAACATTTACATCTGAAGCAGCAGCAGTAGATTTGTTGACTGGAGCCTATGAACGTTCAATTGCTGCACAAAAAGGTTTTAACGTTCCTATTACACCAAGGGGACCAGTTGGTAAATATGCAAGTGGTGGATTTGTCAATGGTCCTGGAACAAGCACATCAGACTCTATTCCTGCTATGCTTTCAAATGGCGAAGCGGTAATTGATGCAGAAACAACAAGAAAAAATCCATATGTAATTCAAGCATTGTTTGCTGGAAAGAAGATTAGACTCCCTGGGTATGCAGACAACAATTCTGAATCATTTGATTTCAACGCTTATGAAAGAAGTTCTACGCCATTTGGCTTTCAAATACCAGACAGAACCACCCAAACTAATGCAAAAAAGATTAGAGAAGTACTATATGCAGCAAGCAAAATAAGTGATGATGTTTTAGATACACTAAAAAGGTCTTTGCAAAATGCTCCAAAGATGACAACAGCAAACCTTGACGTAATCCTTAAATCCCCACAATTTCAATTTTTAACCTCAATGACTACTTCAAAAGCAAATGCTGAAAATCCAGAAGGTAGAAGTACTGGAAGCCAAGGAATGGTAAAGGCACACGCAACACCATCGAGACGAGTAACGCTAGAAGAAATTACGCCATTTATGAGTGAAGAAAGTGTTGCAAGTCTTAGGAATGCAACAGCAATAAATGCTTTAACAAACCTTACTTTTCCTGCTCCTGCACCACTCAATAAATCAAGCATGAAAATTACTGGAAATGACTGGGCATATCATATTAGAAATTTCTACGATGATTTTATGTCACAACTTGCTGGTCAAGGTCTAGATACAAATGACCCTGCTGCTAGAGCATTTGCAGATAATGTCGCTAGACAAATGGAGCAAGCAGGAACAGCCGCAATAGGAGAATCTGAGTTTGGAGAAATTGTTGGTAGGGCAATTTCTCAAGAAATTGATGCGGTTGGCAAAAACGTATCACAAAAAGTTAAAACAGTATTTGATGAAGCAAGAATGTACGGAACAGTTCAATATACTCTTCCTGGAGAACCTACAAGAAGAGTTCCTATAGATAAAAAGGGTGTTACTGCTTATGGAATGACATCAATACCAGAACATCAAAAATCATATAAATTAATTGATGTGCTACCTGGTGCTCACCAAAGGTCTGATGAGGTACTTGCAGCACAAACTATTCAAAATGTAAGAAACTATGGCATTGTAACCGCAGAAGCATTCACCGCAGCACAGAGAAGTGTTCTGGAAGGACCAGAAAACGATTTGGCTATTGTTACTAGGGATGCAGCAAGAAGAAATAGCCCACACGAACAAGCATCCATTGACGGTAGAGATGATGGTGTGGCATATGTTGATGCTAGGGCAAAAGCAGTAGAATCAGAACAAACAAAGGTTTCAAATAGAACACGGAGACGTGCAACAAGTCCAGATATTGTTACTCCAGGTCAATCGCAAATAATTATAGCAACTGGTTCTCAATCAAAAAAGCATCAAAGAGTTCAGTCTGAAGGAGAAAGTTTTATTCCAGGTCAAGGTGTTGTTATATATCCAAATGAACGACCAACTCGTGGTGGAATGGAAAATGCTGTAACAGACCGTTCAGAATTGATGACTAGCAGAAAACTAAACTATGTTGAACGTGCTGGTAAATCATTAAAGTTTGGTCAAAAATTTAGAGGGAAAATGTTTGGTGCATCTATGGGACTTGGAATGGCTTCAATGTTCTTACCACCAGAACTTTCTCAAGTTACCCAAGTTGCTTCCATGGTTACTGGTTTCGCTGGAATGTTTGAAGATATGGGACCAAAAATTGGAAAATTATTAATTAAATTTGCAGACCCATTAAAGAGGCTAATTCCTGGAATAGGTGCAGCAGTCATAGCATTTGAAATATTTGACAAAGTTATTGTTCCAGCAGTTAGAAAAAATGCAGATGCTTATGCCGCAATTACAGATAGTTTATCCTTAACTAAAGATAAAATAGATAAGATTAACTCATTCTTTGGTTCCGATATAAAACTTGGTGGCTTAAGAACAGCGGTTATTGGAAGTGTTGGTCAAACTGGAACACAAGCAACAGCATCTGAACAATTTAGAAAAAGCCAAGAATTTAAAGATACCTATGGAGAATCTGCAGGAAAACTTAAAAACCTTTCTAATACAGAAGTTCGTTCTGCACTACAAGCATTAGGAACAGACCTAATTGGAAGCGGTATGCTTAAAGAACAGGTTCAAGCAATCATAGATGCAATAAAGACAGAAGCAGGTAAGACATCGCTAATTATTGACCCTAAGACATTTGAGATAAATATGAAAGAAGGAAGTAGTTTCCTTACAGGAGTTAAACAGTCAATAAGTCAATTTAGAAAAAACTTTAATGAAAAAAATAGTAATCCAATTACAGCATGGTTTAATGCCGAACAGGTAGAAAAGTCAAAAGCAGGGGCAGCGGAACTTGGTTCATATATTAATGGTCTTTCTGGACAACTTGAAAATGGACTTATTACTGGAAAAGAATACAATGATAGATGGAAAGAAATTAACATTGAACTACAAAAGGTAAGTCAGGCAAATCCAACTGCCGCATTTGACCTTATGCAACAGGCGTTAACATCGCTTAATCCAGAAATGGCTACTGCAATTAAGAATCTTACTGGAATACAACAAGCATTGATTATACAAGCAAAGGGTGCTGGACTAAATCCAGACAATGCCTTAGTCTATGCCATGGGTTCTGGTACTCCAGACCAAAAGGCAGAGGCTGAAAAGAATATAAACGAAGCACTAGGAAAAGTTAATGCATTAAAAACAATTAGCGACAATGCTAAAAAGAAAATTACTTCTTTGCAAAATTCCACCACGGACCTTTCAAAACTAGAAGAAAAGATTAATCAGAAATACGATACTAGGATATCAAGACTTGAAGAAATCAAAAAATTAAATGACCAAATTTCAAAATCTCAACAAGGACAACTAAGTCTTGCGGAAGCACTTAATAGTGGAGACATCGGTGCTGCTGCTCGTGCAGCAATGGAGATTCAAAAAACAGATATTCAAAATGCATTAGAACTACAACAATCTAACTTGGAACGTGCAAGACAATCAGAGTTAAAGCCAATTCAACAACAGCAATCAGAAGCACAGTCTAAAATTGATACCCTAAATTCTACTATTGAGAATGCAACGATTGATGCTTCTAACATCACAATTAAGCCAGTAAAGGGTGAAGTAAATGCACCACCAAAACTTGTTATCATGGATAATGGAAGAACATGGGCTTTTGACGCATATAAGGTTGATAAGGGTAATCCTACTCCAGATTTTATTAGTAATAAATATTTAACTACACAACCAAAGATTCCTGGAAGTGCAACGGGTGGTCACATCACTGGTCCAGGTAGTGGAACAAGCGACAGTATTCCAGCAATGCTTTCTAATGGAGAATATGTAATTAGAGCAAATGCTGTAAAGACCATTGGTGTTGATGTCCTCAATAGACTCAATCAAGCAGACAGAATTGGATTTAAGAATGGTGGATACAATGGTTATGCCAATGGTGGTATGGTTGGATATAAAGATGGTGGAAAACCTAAGCCACCAAGATTTGGATTAGACGATATTGCAAGAGGTCTTTCAAATCCTGTATTACAGGGTGGTGGACAAGGTACAGACGTTGTTAGCGGATACGGTGTTGGTGAATCATACAAGAATATATTTACTGGTAAAGCAGATTTTTGGGATTACCTTACTGGAGTACTTGCTCCATTCTCGCTTGCTGGATTTGGTGGTTCAAGCATGTTTGGCAAAATTGGAAGTCAAGCAAAGTCATTTATTCAGCCAGCAGTAAAAGCAATGCTTACTCCAGCAAGAGATTTAAAAATATTAGCACAAGCCAAGAAGTATAAACTCCAGACTGCATCTATGTTTGCTGCAGATAGATTAGCACCAGCATCAAAAAAGTCTAAAGATATCTATTCTGACATGCTAGAAAAGATAAACGTAGGTCGTGGCATAAAAGTTTCTGCGAGTTCTGATGAAGTTGGTTGGGGCGATGACATTCAGTTGGCGGTAAGCGGTGCATTAAATAAAAAAACAACTGAACTTAATCCTTTTGGAAAACCTAAAACAACAAGAGTTGGAAACTTTTCAGCAGTTCTTTCCGAAGATTCTGTATCGGATATTCTTGTGCAACTGGAACCAGAGTTTCAAAAAATGGGAATTGGAAAAAATTTAACAGCACAACTAATGGAATTAGGAAGCAATGTTGGTGCAAGAAATGTTTTGATTAAAGCATCACTCACTGACGGTGGATATGCTTGGGCAAAAGCAGGATTTAAATTTTTAGAAAAACCAACAAATGTAATTTCAAGAATGGATGCTTTGGCACCAAGAATTGATAATCCAAAATTCCACGAAATTCTGGGCAAACTTAAAGCAACAGGCGACCCAAAGAAAATGATAAGTCCAAAAGAAATTCTTGCCTTAAAAGAAAACTACAGAAAATACATTTCTGAAAAAGAACTGGTTGATTTTTATAATAGCAGAGCACTTGTTAATGAAGAAACATTAAGAAAAGCGGTATCATCACAATCATTGGGTGAACTTATTCTTAGGGGTTCTAACTGGGAAGGTTATAAAAGACTAGGACCACAAATCCGTGTTCCTGCTGGACTATCAACAGTTTTAAAGAAAATAAAGAAACCATATGACAAGATTGGTTCGGCAGTCTCAAAATATCAACAAGCAAAATTAATTAAAAAAGAACTTATACAATCTGCAAATCACTGGAAAAATATTGTTAGAGGAAACACCCTATCTGAACATGGAATACCAGATTTTTCTAATGCAAGTCCAAGAGAACTTACAAGACTTACTGAAGAAGTTTTGTTACCAGAAATTAACAAAAAATATTTAATAGCAGAGACAGCAATACATTTGCGTAATTTTGGTGGAGAGACTTGGAAAAATGCACTTAAGTCATATTCTAAAAAAGATGAACTGGTTGCTGCAGGAATTGACGAAGCAACCATGCTGCCGTATGTAGAAAAATATAGAAAGAATGGGGCACTTGACCTTGGAAAAGTAGAATTTGGAGTTCCAAGTCCTCAAAAAGAAAAATTTGAAGAATTGGTTGGAATTAGAAACACTTTACAAAATGCTAAAGTATCTGCACAAAGATATCTAAGACTTAAGAATAAGGATTACACGATACCTTTAGGCGAAGCACCAAAATTCTATAACGCTGAAGAATTGATAACAGATGATTGGATAAGTAGGCTTATAAATGCAAGAAGATATGCTAATGGTGGTATGGTTAGGGCTGCTGTTGGAGGAATGTTATTAAATGGCAAATTCTTTGGTGGATTTGCTAATGGCGGAATGGTTCCATCACACTACGCAATGGGTGGATTTGCTATGGGCACAGACACAGTTCCTGCCATGCTTACCCCAGGAGAATTTGTAATTAAGAAGTCAGCGGCAGATAGAATCGGTAAGACAAAACTTGACAATATAAATAATGGAACAACAACTGGTGATTCAGTGTATAATTATAGTGTAAATGTTAATGTTCGTTCTGATGCCAACCCTGACCAAATTGCAAGGGCAGTTATGACACAGATTAAACAAATTGACAACCACAGAGTAAGAGGAAGTGCATTTTAATGGCTAGTTCTGCATATATGGCTGGTAGGAAAAAATACCAAAGACCACAGGCAATACTTTTTTCAAACAATTCGGGCAGTCTTGTAAGCGGAAAATACGTTCCCAATAACAATGAATTTGGAGACTCAACAAACTCTAGCCAAGACTTTATAATCATCTCTGACCATAATAGAAGTTCCCTTGACTTTGGGGTTCAAAGAATTGAAAACCGTCAACGTATGGTCAATGGTCGTATGCGTTCCTATTGGGTTGCAGATAAAAGAACTTTGTCAATTTCTTGGGATAGCATACCATCGAGAGCATTTGGTTCAGACCCAAACTTCAACTCTTCTACTGGACTACCAGATAGTACTGGAGACCAGTATACTATAGATGGCGGTGCTGGCGGTGCAGAACTATTAGATTGGTACGAAACACATAATGGAACATTTTATGTATTTTTATCTTATGACAAATATACCGAATTTGGAAAAGATGATGCAGCATACGGTCACCTAGCCGAATATTCAGAAGTTTTGGAAATGTATATTACAGATTTCACATATAGTGTTCAAAAACGTGGTGGAACAAACCATGACCTATGGAATATTTCGATTTCGTTGGAAGAGGCATAATGTATTCGAATATCAGTTTGACAAACTATCTACAAACATCCAGTAGTGTTAGTACAAAAAGTAAAGTAATTGCTGAATGGAATCTGAATAGTTCTGAAACAATACAGGCTGTTGGCAATTATAAAAATAGACCAACATCTGGAAGTCCTTCAAATACTGCATCAAATTTATGGAATTCGAATGAAAATGAAGCAACATCTTCAACAAATGAGTGGTACGGATATACCGATTATGATACAGTTATTGACGGTGGGTATACAGACGAAGGACTAACACCAGTAACGTTTCGTACACCAAAAGATAGACAAAAATCGTTGATGTCTTTGGAAGATTGTTTCAATAGGTTTAGACCTCGTTCTGGTATTAATAAATTAAGATTCTTTGGAAAAGGTAAAAAAATAATTCCAGTTGGTAGTTTTGGCAATACATTTTTAAATCCAAGATATTATGCAGGAAGCAAAGATGATAGATTTAAATATTGGTCATCCTATAGAACAGCAGTAGAGAATAACGAAATAGTAGAATATGGAATATCTGGAGTAGTTTCTGGTAATGATAAGTTAATTCAAGATACTGCACCATTTGTAATTTATAAAAATTTAATGCCAACCAATAAAATTGTCATTAAGGTTCAAACAAATGTAAGCAATAACAACTCTTTGCCAACAGCAAATGCTGACCCATTCTATTCTGGCTCTACACCAAACTATAAATCTACACCATTATCTTGGCAGGTTCAAAAATATGACGGAAGTATCTGGGTAGATAGTAGCCCAATTTATAATTCAAACGGTAACGATGTTTTCTCAGAAGACGGATACATTCAATTATCTTATGGAATAACAAATATTCCTTCGCAATATTCTAACAATTTTAAACTTCTTGGTTATGTTGCAGAACTTCCAGCAGCAACATTATTCAGTATCGATATCGGAAAAGCATATATAGTTAGAACAAGTAATACAGATAAAGGTGTTTTGCGTATTTGGAATGGTTCTTCGTGGGATGCAGCGATTACACCAACATATGCCTGGTATAAAAGTGAAGAATCAATTACAAACTCACAACCATTTGTAACCGAACTAGATAATACAAAGGTAAGTAATTTTCCAGTATATGCTCCAGCATTTATTGAAAATGGAAATACCATATACAGAGAATTTGAATATATCAAAGGACTTAGAATCGTTGTTACTTCTATGCTTAATACTAATTGCGTTTTTGACCTAATTGAACTATCTCCAAGACTAGAGGTAGACATAACAGATAATGCTTCAAACTTCTCTGTAAAAAAGTTTGCATCTGATATAGGTGTTAGTAATTTGCCAGTCGGACAATTATTGGCAGCAACTGGAAGTCTATCTATTTTTGACAATAATGAAGTATTCAATAAAAATAATTTAAATAGTCTATTAAACATAAGTTCTACAATAACCCTTATAAATAAAGGTTTGCAATTAAAATTTTATGAAGTAATTTCCAATGTTCCATCGGAGTTTGCAATTTTGTCAACATCGCCACAGCCAACTGGTACCACAAACATTTCAATCACAACAGAAAATCCACATGGAATTGTTGCAAATGACACAGTAGTTGTTTCTGGAGTAGAACCTGTTGGATACAATGGAACATGGACAGCCCAGGCTGGAACCACAGGCTCAACACTAATACTAAATATTGGAAGCAATCCTGGAAATATAACAAAGGTTGGTACAGCAATTAAATCTAATCCGACATATAGAGATTTTTATGTTCCAATTAAGACAATGTATTCTGATGGTTTTCCAAAATATGATGATGGCAATAGAGAAGTCTCTATTTCACTTAGAGATTTAACTTTTTATTTTGAATCATTTTTGGCTCCAGAAATACTATTAAGAAACTCATCGGTTAGTTTTATTGTTGCCACTTTACTAGACTCTATAGGATTTTCAAATTATAAATTTTTAAGAATATCTGGAAATCCAGATGCGATTATCCCGTTTTTCATGGTTCCGCCAGATAAAAACGTAATGCAGGTATTGCAAGATTTGGCGGTAGCAACTCAAACCACCATGTTCTTTGACGAAGTAAATAACTTTGTTATTATGAATAAAGAGTATTTAGTTCCACAGACATCAACCAGCAGAACCAAAGACATAACTCTTTATGGCTTTGATGACGGACCCAGAAAATCAAATATTTTGGAATTGAACTCAGAATCTGATGACATTTACAATGACGGTAAGATTGTATACTATAATAGATATATTCAAAAAGCACCAAATGACCTACAAACATTGTCTCAATTAGATAAAGACCAAGTATTTGAATACCAAAAGTCAGTTTTATGGTCATTAGAAGCGAACGAAAAAAATATTCAGTCTAAAAATGAACAAGATATAACTCAAACAGCATATCCACTTACAGCCATACCGCTTGCAAAAACTTTGAGCACATCGATTCCAGAAGTAACAAATGTTGGATTAGTTCCAGTAATACAAAACAATATAATCGAATTTGGAGACGGAGTTTATTGGATGGGAAGATTCAGCGGATATTTTTATTCAAATGGAGAAATTATAAAATATGATGCAATAGAGTATAGTTATGGTTCCGCAGAATCTACTAATACTGTTTGGATAACAAGTAATGAAGAATATCAATATTACTTTTCTCAGATAAACAAGGGAGATAAAATGTATAAGACTGGAAGGATTAGGATTTATGCAGAACCATATTACGAATCTTATAATCCAGCAACAAATTTTGTTGACGCTAACCCTGCCCTTAATACAGCAACAAGAATGAAGTATGGCAAAGTTTCAAAACATGGTCGTGGTCAATTTGGAACAACAATTGCAGAACATAAAGTAGACGATGGGACAACTACACAGTGGTGGGAAACCAAGCAGTCTTCTTTGCCAACAACATATCATCAATTATTTAAAGGCAAGGATACATCATCTACGATTGTTACAAATAAAACAGGAATTGCATCTAAATCAGTAACTACACAAACAAAAATTAAAAACTTTTTAGGTAGACAGGCGTATAATTCAAAGAGCAAGACAACAACATATACAGATTCCATACAATCTTCTGGATTAATTCTAACAGGACCAGCATTTGAAAATGATATCAATGCAATGGGTACAATAAGTTATGCCAAAAAGGTTTTAGCAGGTAATGTAAATTATGATACTTATGGTGCAAGAATTAGGCTTTTTGGAGACAATACCACTAATCCAGCATATGTATCCCTTGGTTCATCATATCCAGCATATGAGTTAAGTAGTAATTTAAAATTTACAAACGATAACGGAACCTATATTAATGGTCCAAATAAAATAGGTGCAAAGTCTGGCGGAATAGCAATAATGACCAATAAGAACGGAGAAGGATATTACTATGAATTAGTAGCACTAGAATATACAAACTCTGAGGTCATTAAAACATCGGCAACTATCAATACACTATTCTTCTACAAACTTAAACTAAATGATGACGGAATTCTAGAGCCAACAATTCTTCACGAAGAATTTAGAAATATTCTAGTAGATACTGGCAAGTTTTCTGCCAAAATTTTAAAAACACAAGAAACTGATTCAGTTTATGACATTGGAATCAGTGTTAGTAAAAATAGTACTACAAGTTGGGTATTTTCTTTATATTTAGATAATGAACAAATTAAAATAATAGAAGATAAAACTCCAATAAATGCTGGAGTCTCTGAAGGAATATCGTTATTTGTTCGTGGTTCATCGCAAGTAATGTTTGAGAATACATACGCCATGAGAAGATTCTTAACAAAAGATGAAATGACAATAAAGGTTGATAAGGTAGATGACGT